TCAGGCTTCTACTGTTCGCATCAGGGTCGCCAGCTCATCTTTCACTGACTGTACCTGCGGGCCGATCACCACCTGCAAATTGTGCTGGTTGAGCTGAACCACGCCGATAGCGCGATTGGCCTTCAGGGCGTTGGTGTCCACTTTGGACATATCCGCCACCGACAGGCGCAGGCGGGTGATGCAGTTATCCAGCGAGGTAATGTTATCCGCACCGCCCAGCGCCGCAAGGATCGCTGGCGTATTGTAGCCGGATTTGCCGGTCACACCCGCCACCGCCTGCTCCACGCTCGCCGCGCTCTCAATATCGCGTCCCGGTGTTTTCAGGTTAAAGCGGGTGATGGCGAAGCGGAAGATCCCGTAGTAGACCGCAAACCAGATCGCGGCCACCACCGGCACCAGATACCACTTGGTCGACAGGCCGTGCAGGATACCGAACACCACAAAATCAATCACGTTGCCGTCGGTATTACCGATGGTGACACCCAGCACCGCCATGAGGGTAAAGCCCAGGCCGGTTAGCACGGCGTGAATGAGATACAGCACCGGTGCCACGAACAGGAACAGGAACTCGATCGGTTCAGTGGTACCGCCGACCACGCAGGCGATAACGCCGGAGATCAGCAGGCCCTTAATCTTATGACGGTTTTCCGGACGGGCGCAGTGGTACATCGCCAGCGCCGCACCCGGCAGGCCGCCGAGGAAGGCTGGCATTTTCCCCTGGGAGAGGAAGCGGGTAGCGCTCTCCGAGAAGCCGTGGGTGGTCGGGCAGCTTAACTGCGCCTGGAAGATGGTCAGCGCACCGCTCACATCGTGACCGCACACCTCCATCGTGCCGCCCGCTTCCGTGAAGCGGATCAGGGCGACAAGAATATGCTGAAGTCCGAAAGGCAACAGCAGACGCTCACCGGTACCGAAGATCATCGGACCAAAATCACCGGCGCTGTTGATAATACGGCCAATGCCGGTAATGCCCATGGCAAATACTGGCCAAATCAGCGGAATGATCAGACCAAACAGGCCCATCACTACCAGGGTTACAATCGGCACAAAACGGGTGCCGCCGAAGAAGGCCAGCGCATCCGGCAGGCGGATATTGTGAAAACGTTCATGCAGCATCCAGATGATCACACCCGCGATCACGGCCCCGAGGATGCCGGTATCAATTGACTGAATACCAATTACGCTTTGAATGTTATTGGCTTTCAGCACTGCCGCGTCGGTGGTCGGCAGAATGCCTTTGGCGGTCAGCCAGAAGTTAACCGCCAGGTTCATCACCGCGTAGCCCACAAACCCGGCAAAGGCCGCCACGCCTTTGTTTTCGCGGGCCAGCCCCAGCGGGATGGCGATACAGAACATCACCGGCAGGAAGCTAAAGGCAAAGGAGCCGACCTTGCTCATCCAGATGAATCATGATTGAAGTGATATTGATATGTTAAATCAGATACTTAAGGTTATGCGGTTTTTCTATGGGGCATCAGTGGGGCATTTTGAGTAAATGATGCGTTCAAAATGCCCACTTGGTCATGGTTATTCTCGGTCATCCATTTACCGTAAACCGTGAATAGCATTTGCGCTGACGAATGGCCCATCTGGTGCGCAACGAAATTTGGGTTCGCTCCGGCGACCAGTGCCCAGCACGCATATGTGTTTCTGGTTTCATAAGACCGTCTTTGCCGGACGCCTGCTCGACGCAGGGCAGTGCGCCATGCTGAATTAATGGATCCGGGAACGTAGCACATCGTCTTCTTACCGTTCATTGAAGTAATCGACGGGGAGAATATAAAGGTGCATTCATCGGTTCTCTTTTTTTTGTATTCCCGTAGGCTGACGCTTACCTTGTGGGATGCCATCATTCTTGTCAGTGGCATTTGCGCCTTGAGGGCATCAATTGCTGGCCGGGTCAGCTGTATGGTTCGAATCCCGGCGTTGGTTTTTGGCAGGGTGAAGTTACCCTTCAGGGAATAGTTCCGTGACACCGTAACAGTCCAGTTAACAGTATCCACATCCTCCCAGGCTAACGCGCTTAGTTCGCCATGCCTGACGCCTGTATTTACCGCAAAGATAACCATATTCTGAAACTGCAGCGTTGGGCAGGCTGCAACCACTCGCTGATACTCGCCAGAAGTAAGAGGATCTGGAACGGGCCTTTCTTTTGCGAGCGGGGTAATACCTGCCATCAGATCGGTTTTCAGGTAGCCACTTTTGAAAGCAAAGCCCAGCATCCCGCCAAGACATGCCATATAGCTATTGACTGTAGGAACGCTTCTTCCCTTTTTGGGCGGGTGATTTAGGCCATGCCTGGTCTTCTGCCAGCCGTTCAGTAGCTCCTTCCTGGCACTAAGGATATCTTCAGTGTTCAGGCTGCCGATGTACCTGTGCTCACCAATTGTTTCGATAGTTGTTGTGAGGTGGCAATCGTAACGCCTCAACGTCCCGAGGCTAAGCTCCATCTCCTTAAGGCCAAGCCATTTCGATTTCAGTTCAAGTAGTGAGATTTGCTTTCTGACGGTACTGAATTTCTCTGAGTTCGATGAATCCGGGAATTGTGAGGCATAATTGAATGTGCCTGTCTTTATCGCAAAGCAGACCGAAGCCCGAAGCTCACCTGCCATTTTCCTGTTTTTCGGCGTGTCAGGAACGCCGAGATTTTCCCTGACACGCTTCCCCTGATATATGAACCATATGCGTAACGATTCTCCATGAACCTCTACGCCTGTTGGGTATGCTGCCATAATCATTCCTCGTTTGATGTGCCAAAGGACATTTAAGCAGATATTCTCCGGCGTTTCGCTGGACTTTGGTGCTCGATCCAGTGGTTTATCTCATCGCGGTTATACATGATTGGGCTGTTTTGCTTGGGTGCCATATCAGGGGCAACATGGCGATAATGCTTTCCCTCCATCCAGGTTGACCGGCGGGCATGCTGAATCATGTGCTTTGACATGCCGGTTGTCGCAGTTAAAAGTTCCTCTGTGACCCATTTATTCGGTACCAGCTGAATAATGTCGCTCATGGTTTTCTCCAGGCAAAAGAATCCCGGCACTATGGCCGGGGAAAGGGGGGGGGATAACGTGGCAGTGCATTCGCACCCAATAGCCAGCTCATAACTGGCTATCAGTTGCGTCATTCATTCGGCTGGTTAACGATGTCGTAAAACTGCCCGTAGGTTATTTTCTGGAAGCTTCCAGGTATCTCTATTTCGCCATGCCGCTCTTCTTTATTGTTCGGGATAGCGAATACCAAGCAGTCATCACGGCCCGGGTGCTTACCGCCATAAGTAGAGAGCATCGCGAAACCGAAGCCACGCCCAGACTGGCCGCCGATGCCGGTTCGCATAATTCCGTAGTGGTTAACGATGTAGTCTTTCCACTCAGGCAGAGATTTCAGCTTTTTGTTGGCTTCCTCCATTACCGAGTCGAGCTCTTTGTTGAAAGCCCGGCCCTCTTTTGTATTCCCTTTCCCTCTTCCCAGCACCACTCGCTTACCATCAAACATCTCTTCACGCTTAATGGTCATAGGGCAGGGGAATTGATATCCCTTCTCCCACACAAATCCATTAAGCAAACCTCCGCCACCACCCCATCCGCTGGAAGTTGTCCACGCAATAGCGCCGACCTTGCCTGCCGCTTCAGGCAGAATAGAGTTACGCTGCTCTCTGATATCGTCATAACCTGCAATAAGCGACTTCACTTCATCGCCTTCAACCATGTAATAATCATAAAATTTGCTTTGGTCTGACATAATCTCTCCTCATGCCGCACGCATAGCGCGAAGCCGTTTAATGTGCTCGCTCGTCTCAAGTTCGGCGCGGATCTGCTCCGCCTCCCGGTGGTCTAGCGGTTCGAAATCGTTAATAAAGCGGTCGATTGAAGCGGTGTTGATCCGCCCCTGTCGCCAGTAGCGGACCACTTCTGATGTGGTGGAATGAATAATTACGGGCCAGTTATGCTGGTCAGCGAATATCTGGCCGCGCTGGATTAGCTTGAACATTGGCTGACTCCATATAAGCACTAATGAAAGCGGCGGCCGCCTGTGCGTTTATGGCGTTGCCGTAACCTCTGAGTCTTCCGGTGCGGTTGCTGCTTGCCATTCTTGCCACCCCGGACTCGACTCGTCCCAGGCGTGCGACAGCCCCATCAACCAGCGGGAATGTGCCGGGTTCAACTGGACGCCATTTTCCATCTCGACATAAGAGCCAGTCTGCATCACGCCAAAAACCGTTAACCTCAAGGGGCCGCATGTGTACGCCTGACGCGGCAGCTGATCCAGCCTGTCCTTTCCATCCCGCTGAGCCGTCATCCCCGCAGAATCCTTCCAATCCCGAGACGTTGGAGTTACCCAGCCCGCAAGCCTCGAGGCTCCGCCCAGAGTGGATCCGCGCTTTGGCGCATTTGCCGCCGCCGCATGACCCGCAACCTGATTGTTGTCGATCGTGGTTGGAGTCGGCCAGCTTGCCAGGGTTACCGCCGTCTGAATATTCATCCCACCCATGCGCCCGGACGTTCCCGCGCCGGTCGTCGATTTGGCTGTTGGCGTGGGCCACCCAGTAGGCCCGCTCTCTGATGTGCGGAGCACCGATGCCCGCTGACGTAAACGGCACAAGCCCGAAGGTGTAGTCCATTCCTTCCAGGTCTGCCTGTACAAGGTCGAACCATGCGTTTGCGTTACCAGCTGCAACCTGCTCGCCAAAGACATGCTGAGGTCTGCGCTCGCTGATGAGGTGGAAGAAGGCTGGCCAAAGGTGCCGCTCGTCAGCAAACCCATCTCCTTTGCCTGCCGCGCTGAAAGGCTGGCACGGGCAGGAACCTGTCCAGACCGGTTTGTCGTCAGGCCATCCGGCGAGGCGGAGGGAATGGGACCAGACCCCAATCCCTGCAAACATGTGTACCTGGGTGAATCCTCGCAGGTCGTCAGGTGTGACATCTTCAATACTCCGTTCGTCAACTTCGCCAGGCGCGATGTGACCGCCGGCGATCAGGTTACGCAGCCATTGAGCTGCGAATGGGTCGATTTCGTTGTAGAGCGCCCAGGGTTTATTGCCGATGATGGCAGCCATGGTCAGTGCTCCTTAAACTGGCCGTTGATCCGACCAATCGTGTAGACGAATAATAAAAAAGGGACACCAAGTCCCTTTATCTTCTCGAAGTGCTTAGCCAGTAGCGGCCTGCTGACTGTGTCGAATTTCGGCCTTGGCTTCTTCGCCAGCTCAGCCTTTAGCTCATCGCTGCATTTTCTTGCCGTAGCGCGCAAGGCATTCTCCTGTTCGGTAGTCATTCGCTTCATGCCGCCTCTCGCCGGGCGAGAAGTTTCGCTCCGAAAGTCATTAATACGTCGCGCTCCACGAAAGTGGACTCGCAGTGTGTGCGCTGGTACGGTCGCCAGATGATGAGCATCGATCCTTTATTGTTACCCGATACCGGCTTACCGGTGACCGGGTTGATGAATGCCAGCCGCCCGGCAGTGATGAAGCGCACCTCGCTGGCAGTCTCGATAGCCTCACGGAACCAGCCGACGGACGTATCAGCCGGAACCAGCATGACGGTGCCGATCTGATTCTTGCTCTCTGCCGCTGCTTTCTTCACGAATGGCGTGATGTCGCTATAAGGTGGATTCAACCAGGCATATCCTGGAATGGTGAGGTAATCGGCCCACGGTGTTTCCAGCGTGTTCTGCTCGGCGGTGATGAACTTGCGGCATAGTGCGTTATGAGGTGCTGCGGCGGCGTCCAGTTGAAAGCAGAACTCAGCATCCAGTGCGGCGAACAGTGCCGGTGGCGTTCGCCATAAATCACGCTGATCTGCTGGCGTGTTACTTCCGGTGTAATCGGTCATGCCGCCTCCCATTTAGTCACCGCCGCCGGGTCTTTCTTATCCCACCCGTTGCGCTCGATATTGGCCTGCAGGCGGCGATCGCCTACCTCCTCGATGCTGCGCCCGGTCATTGCTGCGACTTCGGTATTGTTGTGGCGCCACAGGAGCGCCAATTCTTCTCGTGACCACTGTTTCATCAGTCGTTCCTCACGTGACCTAAGCGACCGATATAATCCCGGTCAGTTAATTTCGCGCTCATGGAGCAAGCTTTGTCACTGACAAGCCGCAAACTAATGCCCTCGCGCTTGCACATCTGGCGAAGTGATTCGTATGAGCGATTGATTTTTCTGGCGATATGCTTTGAATGAATGGAGCCAGCCATTTCCCTGACAGATGCGATGTCTGATGCGTCCCATGGCCTTCCGTGGCTCAATTGGTTTCCTCTGACCTGATAGAGTCCTTTTCTTTCCATGGTGCCTACTTGATAAGAAGGGATGGCTTACCGACTTTGATGCGCGCGCCGGGGATATCGATTCCGGCTTCGAGCTTATGCTTGATAGCCAACTTGTCCGCTTTGATGGTGGTTTCATATTCGACATATTCAGCGGGCAGGGCGGCGGCATCGGTAATCTCAACTGACTTGGATGGGGCCCTGACGGTTACTTGGTGGACCCCGGCTTTGATGGAAGTCTTGCCTGCGGTATCGAGAGACCGGGCAACATACTCCTTCATGCTAACCACTCGGTTCTCTGCAGCCTTTGCACGTTCAGCCAGTTTGCGGGACTCTTCTTTTAGCGTCTCCGCATAGGCCTGCTCGTTTTTGCAGGCCGCCAGGATCTGCTCCACTTTCGCTTCAAGCTCCCACTCGATGCCGTCCAGGGTGTCGGCAATCATCTCCGGGTCCATATCGGAGTCTGTCAGCTTGGCGAAGTCATTGGCTATTTTGTAGAGGGCGGTCATTGCGCCACCTCCTCAAACTTCATTTTGCACTCGCTGTAGATGGCCTGAACGTTCTGCTGCAGCTTCATGCCGGCCGTCATTCTGTAGGCCGCCTGGAAGTGCATTTTCAGGTCGTGCATGGTTTCAGCGCGTTCCATTTCATCGCACAGCGCCGAAACCTTGTCGTGAAGTTCCTGCTTTCTCTGCTCTTCAGACAGGATTACTTCGCTTTCTGGCGTGTGGGCCATAACCGGCTCATGGTGGATTCCCTCATCTTCGTTGATGACGTGGATCGCGTTATCCAGACGCTCAGCGCGGGGCCAATACTTACTGGCGCGCTTGACGATGGTCTTACGCGCCATCTCCTCCCAGAAGTTCTTCCAGGGGCCGTTCTTGGCCTTGCTGGTTGCTTCTGTAGCCTTAATCTCTGCAAGGCTCATTTCTTCCGTCAGGTAGTCACCATCAGGCGTTTTCACCGTGCAGTAGCCGCCAACCACCGCGCCGCGGTCACCGAAGGCGTTATATTTGTGAGTTGGCGCAGTATCGAGGCCGTTCGACTCGTAGGTGTCGTTTGAGTAGACCAGCTTGCACTGGCCCCACTTGATGGAGCCGGTAGCCTGTGCGAGGTGAAGCAGGCCCATATAGCTGATATCGAGACACACCATGCCGTCTCTCGGCACCAGATACGCCAGCTTGCTTGCCGGGTTCAGCGTGATGCCGATGGCGGCCACGTTGATGATCGCGTTCTGTGCGCTGGCCGGGTTGCTGATTGCCGTTGTAGCCAGCCTGTCGTTTCGCTGAAATGCCTGAATTGCGAACTGGCTTTCTTTCGCCCACGTTACGGACTGATCAGTGACCGCCCCGGCAAAGAGCGGCTCCTGCTGTTTAACGAACTCAACGATGCTGAAGCTCATCATTTACTCCTGATAATCTGTTTTCAGAACGGGCAGCCGGTGCGGTGTTCCCAGTCATGCTCTGCCTGGGCGTATGCCACTGCCGTTGCAAGGTTGTTATAAGCCTCTATAGCGCTGTCATGGCGCAGGCCTTCGCGTGGGTTGGAATTGGCTGGCACAGAGAAAAGGAACAGGCTGACGGCATCTTTCGGAAGGATGGCGATAATCTCCTGCGCACGCTTATCAATCCAGTCCTCTTTCTCGTCGGTTAACTGCTGCTCGACCCAGTGACGGTCCTCTATGTGGTCGTATGCGCGATATGCGGCCATGGGTTACTCCTGAAATCTGGTTATGCGTCACCCGGCACCGATTGGCTGCCAGATGTGAAATGGGGTGGGGGATTACTTTCCGAGAATGGCGATCTCTTCTTCTGAGAAACCTTGCTCTCGCATTTTCTTCATGAGCAATTCGCGCTGTTCTCTCTTGATGCGCAAGTCCTTATCTGCTGATGACTCAGGTTCAATTTCGACCGGCGCAAGCCAGCGATAACCAACCCTTACAGCAGTAGTTTGCTCAATCGGGCAATCGCTGCCCATGACATAACGGCCTTTTCCTAAGCGAATGGCAGTCTCTTTGGTTTCGCATACATGCAGAACTAACGACCTGCCTCTGCCTTCCGTAAGGTCAGTGTTACCAAGCACCATCCATACGTTTTTGGTTTCCTTGATTTGCATGCTCATCCCCTCAGTGCTGAATTGGCTGGCCGGTGCCGTCGAGCAGCACGTCGATCACGCGGTCGTTAACCCGGATGATTTCCGCATCGGTGTGCAGGTACACCCATTTGCGTTCGTGGATGACAGCTGACACGCGGTAGGTGCGGCCTTCGTGCAGCGCCATCATGCCAGGCTCGATACACTGGCGAATGATGGGGGTGGTTCCGTAGTGGGCAATCATGATTGTTTCTCCACCTGCTCAAGCAACCCGGCATACGCCATCTGCTGACGGTTCAGGGTTATGGATTCACGCGGCTTATCGACCGATGAGAGCTTCCACTCGTTATCGTTTATCTTCGATGCGGTGTACTGCTTGCCGTTGTGGGTGACTGTCATGAGGCCTCCCGGTTGCGACTCTCGGAATCCTGCTGGAATGCAGCGCGCATAAACTCTTCGCTGAACTCCATTTCGGGAGCCTGGGCGAAGGCGATATACGCTTCTTCCTGGCAGTTGGTGCAATAACCGGAGCGGATAGCACATCCGCAATTTTCACAATGTCTGGACATAATCATCTCCGCCCGTGCGGGCCGCTGAACGTAAAAAACCCCTGCGCCTGGATGCGCGAAAACTTACGGGTGGCGGTGGATGGCCGCCGTCTCATAACTGAGCAACCTCTGTGAAGTTGCTGGGGTATGAGCAATAAAAAACCCGCCGGAGCGGGTCATGACACCTTCTGTAGTGCTGATGTGCGCGGGTAGTAAAACTTCGGTTTAGCCGTCGACCCTTCCTTGGGATCAACTTTTACGGTGTAACGCGTTTGTTTTTTGTATTCCCAGACTTCCGTAATCACACCAGTTTTCGTCTTCCAGCTGCCCGCGGCCTGGCTTGACCACGTAACAACATCTCCCTTTTTAAACTCCATACCCTTACCCTCTGTAGTTACCCGCGTAAAAAAGGCCGCGTTACGCAGCCTTCTCATAAACAATCTTTCCGTTTTTCATGATGCTATCAATCATCCAGTCGTAGCCGCAGAACCCCTTACTGCCTTTGATTTCTGCATTCTTCGCCTTAGCACCATCCACAATTCTCACCGTGATTCCGGCACCCCATCCGTCGCCGAAATTGTAGTAATGGTAAGCGCCATCCTTAACGTTATCGTTGCCCTTCAAAGGCAACTCGCGACTCTTAACGTACTTGTCACTCGCCCCAGACCAGCCGCCATTCCATGACCCACGATTGGGCATAGAAAGCTCAAAAATCGCATGTTTCGCCATACCCTCACCCCTTTGTTTATTCACCGCAGGCCACTCGACCCGCTCATTGAAATGCTTTGGTGGTGTGGTGAATGTGACGTTGCAGCTCCATCACAGTTGCGCTCACCGCCATCCCGATTCGTTTCACGCCTGTGAGCGTTACTAACGATTACTTTTAGGCTCGGTCACCACACCCCAAAACATTCCCTGTATTGGTCAGCGCCAACTTCCTGCCAGTGTTGCCCATTCTCACGCCGTTCTCGCTCTCGCGCGGGGATAACCTCACACCGGCCGGATCGCACCCGGTGCTACGCCACGTTTTCGTGTAGGGGTCTAAACAGGTCATTGACGCTGTAAAACTCTGCATATTGTTAAAGAGCATGACGGGGCGGTAGTGGTGCGCCGTTCGTCTTGGGCTTAACAATAGCTAAAGCGATTATTTGAGTCAATCGCCAAAACGATATTTATAATAGATAAAGCGATAAATGGTTGAATGTTAAAGTGATATTTTTTTATCAGCGAAGTGAAAAAAGTGAAGCGAGTATCGCGTTTAAGGCGGGAAACAATCGAAGCGGTGATTTATAGGCAATAAAAAACCCGCCGTAGCGGGTTATGCGAATCGTTTGTAGTCTATCGACTGCCTGAGCAGGACCTTAGCCATAACGTAGAACGTGTCCTCATCCCCTGGCTCAACGTACCATTTCTCATAAATCGGGTTATCTGAGATGACAGCCAGGCGGTCACGCTGCATCTGTAGGCGCTTAACGTGCAGAGTTTTGCCGAACACAAATACGTAAACTCCATCCCCATCAAAATGCGTAATGCCTGTATCGACGAAGATCTGATCTCCGGGACTTATCGTGCCATCCATGCTGTCACCGTTAACGGTAATCACTTTCACATGATGAGCTGGTCGATTGCCGAAAAGGACTCGAGCCTGTTCCGTGGTGTATTCGATAGCTCTAATCGTCTCAATGAAATCACTGGTCACAAGTGAGCCAGGGCCAGCGCTGGCTTTTACGTCGAGTACATCCACGCGGTAGATCCCATTTGCAGAGGCTTTTACCTGGTATAGCGCATTAGGCTCACGGAGGCTACCGGCACCCATTTCTCCCTCACCAGTCGACAGCCATTCAGGGCGAACGCCGAGTACAGAGGCGATCTCAACAGTCTTGCGCGAACCATTGGCATCTTTAAGCAGCTTATTGACGCTGGACTGAGCCATGCCGACATCTTTGGCTAAACGGCCTTGAGTGTAACCAGCAAGTTTCATCGCCTGCGACAGGCGCTCTGAGAATCCCATATTCACCTCTGTAAATGACCCCTTTAATCCTATCGCTCAAGCGATTATTTAGCAAAAAATCGCCTATGCGATTGACATTCGCTAAAGTGATATCCATAATCGCTTTAAACTGATAGCTGAGGTGATTATGAAGACCCCAACAGTAGAGAAGAACTCCGCAGTAGAAAAAGCGATTGCCATTGCTGGCAGTCAAAAAGAACTGGCCCGTCGTTGTGGCAAGGCGCAGTCAACGATCTGTGACTGGCTAAACGGCAAGAAACGCATTTCCCCAGCTTTCGTGCCCGACCTGGTGAAGGCAGTAGACGGGAAGGTGGCTGCTCATGAATTCCGGCCTGACCTTCCAGCTCTGTTCCCACATCCGACAAGCATGTAAGCAACACCGCTCTTTAACAATTTGGAACCAAATTTACCGGCTGAGTAATCAGCCAAGAACATTCGATTAATTAAGAGCAAACATATGCATTCACTTACTTATCAAAATCATAACACTGGAAACGCATCCCCGTTGATATCGATTTATCAAGGTGTTCCGCGCAATACCAGTAAGCTCGACCGTATCCGTGATGCTGTTCGGGCATGGCACAAAGCAACGCCTGGGGCGGCTCAGGATCACATATCCCAACTCGTCGCACAGGAGTGGATGGCACAGGGGGGAAGAGGTCTTCTCCTGGCATGATCAAAGCACAACACAAAGCAGAACTTCTTCCGCATGGTTAACGAGCCCGGCCCCAAGAACGACAAGAACCTGATGATGCTGATTCCCGTAATTACCGCCGTCATGGCGCGTGATAACGAGAAGGTGGCGCGTGAGTTTGGTCTGGTCGCTAAAACCGAGTCTGAGCTGATAGCAGAAGCGATCAAAGAGTGTGGAGAAGCACATCAGGCAAAGTTGCTTGGTGAGCCTATCAAACGCCATGAGAAAGAGGTCAGGGAAGCTGCTGAGGCATTGCTGAGGTTGCTGCCGACTGAGTCTATAGCCGCTGTCGTAACGAGTCTGACAGCTATGGCGCCGGGGATTATGTGATGGGTACTACCAAAAAAGCGAAAGCCCTTGAAGCGGTAACTTCAAGAGCCTTCCAAACACTGTGTCACGTCAACAACACTAATTTCAGGAGTAATTATGCCAAAAAAACCTCGGTTGTACCAGGCGGCAGTACATAAAAATATTGCTCGTGACCGGTTCATCAAATCCTGTAACCCGGCTGTTGGCGTAAAGCTGAGAGCCATCATCGAAGAACTAAAGCGGAAGGAGAACGGTCATGAGTAGCCCTGCAACAGTAACACCAATCAGACCGTCTCTGACGGTCGTGGAGCGTCGTGTGGCAGAACTCGATGATGGGTACGCCAGGCTGTCAAATATGCTCCTTGAAGCTTATTCAGGCGCTGATCTGACCAAGCGACACTTCAAAGTGCTGCTCGCTATTCTGCGTAAAACCTACGGGTGGAATAAGCCGATGGACAGGATCAGCGATTCTCAGCTTAGCGAGATCACAAAGTTGCCGGTCAAACGGTGCAATGAAGCGAAGTTAGAGCTTGTCAGAATGAACGTCATCAAGCAGCAAGGCGGCATGTTCGGGCCTAACAAAAACATCGATGAATGGTGCATCCCTCAAAATGAGGGGAATCCCTCAAAACAGGGGATAAAACATCCCTCAAATTGAGGGAGTCGAATCCCTCAAAACAGGGGGACACAAAAGACACTATTACAAAAGACAATAAAGACATTAAAAACACTCTGCCCGAACAAGTTCGAGCGGAGGACGAAAAACCACCTCAGCCTTCAAACAAACACCAGGCAACCGATGAGGCATTCGAGAAGATTTTCTGGCTTGCAGGGATGTGTAAGACCGGAAAGAAAAATGCCAAGTCAGCATTCAGAACTCAGTACCAGGAGTGGCGTCGCGCTAACGGTGGCACCCCGGATCAGTTCGCTTCGTTCCTTGCAGGAGATATCTCCTCCCGGATGGGTAAGCAGTTCGGATTCGAGAAACTTTATCCAGCAACCTACCTGAACGGGAGGCGGTGGGAGGACGAGAAGCCAGCCGCATCCCTTGAATCGTCAGGCCAGAAGCCAACCGTGACCGTCAGCAAGAGCGGATACGTTTACTACTGAGGTCACGATGAAATCACGGTTCAAGGCATTGCTAATTGCCGGTTACAACCACGGCTTACTGAGCGATGGGTTTGTCCGGTACTGGTTCAATAAGTTTGATTTGAGGGCATCATGACGACGCCAAGCGAATTGAGTGACCTGCTATGGAATCAGGTCGAAAGGGTGGCGAAATACCTGCTGCCAAACGGTAAGCGAGAAAGTCACGAATGGGTGGCCGGCAGTATCAACGGGGAGTCAGGGAAGAGCCTCAAGGTTAACCTGGCAGGGAAGAAAGTCTGGTCTGACTTTGCAGAGGGAACCGCTGGCGATCTGCTGGACCTCTGGGTAGCCGTCAGGGATTGCGGGTTACACCAGGCGATGACCGAAGCCAAAGAGTTTCTGGGCATCAAGGACGACGACCACCACTTCGCAGCAAAGCAGCAAAAGAAATTCTCCCGGCCAGATCGCAAGAAAATCTCCCGCTACCTCACCAAAACCGAAAAGCACATCGAATATCTTGCCACTCGCGGTATCTCCGCAGAGACGGCGAAGCTGTACGGGGTTGCTGCGGCTAAGGTCTGGAACGGAGAGCGAGAGCTGGACGCGCTGGCATTCCCCTACAAGCGGGACGGTGAGTTGTTGCAGGTCAAGCGCATCAGCACCGAACGGCCTGACGGTAAGAAGGTCATCATGGCTGAGGGTGATTGCGAGCCGTGTCTGTATGGCTGGCAGGCTATCCCAAAGAACATGCGGATCGTCATCCTCTGCGAAGGTGAAATCGACTGCATGAGTTACTACGAGTACGGGTTCCCGGCGCTGTCCGTGCCGTTTGGCGGGGGGAAGGGGGCCAAGCAGCAGTGGATTGAATTCGAGTATCACAACCTGGACCGGTTCGACGAAATCTGGATCAGCATGGACAGCGACGAAGTAGGCCAGACAGCCGCCAGAGAAATTGCAACCCGCCTGGGTGAACACCGTTGCCGCCTGGTAAAACTTCCTCACAAAGACATCAACGAGTGCCTGATGGCGGGTATCTCTTCCGATGACATCGTGGGATATCTGGAACGGGCATCATTTTTCGACCCTGAGGAGCTTTACAGCGCCAGGGAGTTTTATCAGGACACCATCAACGCCTTCTACAGCAAAGAGCAAAGCCTGTTCTACAGCCCGTGGGAATGCCTGAATCACAACTTCGCGTTCCGCCAGGCTGAGCTGACGCTGGTCAACGGCGTTAACGGCCACGGCAAGACCGAAGTGGTGGGGCATATGGCGCTGGAAGCCATGCGCCAGGGGGTTAAGACCTGCGTCGCTTCACTGGAGATTAAGCCCGGCATCCTGCTGAAACGCCTGACCCGGCAGTCAACCTGCCTGAAACTGCCGCCGCAGCTTGAAATCGAATCGGCCTTCAAGTTTTACGATGACCGGCTATGGCTATTCGGCCTGACGGGAACCGCCAAAGCTGATCGGCTGATCGAAATCTTCACCTACGCCTGGAAGCGTTACGGCATCGAGCTGTTCATCATCGACAGCCTGATGAAATGCGGAATAGGGGATGACGACTACAACGGCCAGAAAGCCTTCGTAGACGCTCTGTGTGACTTCAAGAACAAAACCAATACTCACGTCCTGCTCGTTACCCATAGTCGCAAGGGAGACAGCGAGGAGAAGCCTACCGGCAAGATGGACGTTAAGGGTTCAGGTTCGATCACCGACCTCACCGATAACCTTTTCATCATCTGGCGCAACAAGGTTCGAGAGAAGGCCATTCAGAAAGACCAGCAGGGTGAGGAACTGGACGACAAGGAACGCAAGGCGCTGGCCGCTCCCGCATCTGTCCTGATGCTTGAGAAGCAGCGTAACGGCGAGGGATGGGAAGGCGGAATACCGCTTTACCTCGATGCAAACTCGCACCAGTTCTTACCCACCGAAACAGCATCCCCGTACAACTACATCGCCAACATGCCGGTCTCTGAATACAACGAGGTCTGGGCAGGCGATAACGTGAGGCAAGGCACATGAACACCCGAGAAAAAATACTTCACCACCTTGAAACCAACAAACCGACATCATCCAGAGAATTCCACACTTTAACCGGCGCACCAAAATCCCGCATTACCCAACTCCTCCGGGAACTCACAGAATCAGGCCAGCTTGAAATCTACAGCGCCCATAACGGCATCAAGCGTTATCGGTTGACCGAGCTTCATGCGAACCGGCGTAAAGCGGTTCTGGACTATCTGGAGGCTGGAAACGAAGGAGCTTCATCGGCTATTGCAGCCGCGACAGGTCTTGAGATGCAAGTCACCTCGCAGATTCTTGCATCACTAAGCAAGCAGGGTGAGGTGCACCGGCAATGGCTGGGCCGAGCGAAAGTGTGGAACTACAGCAAGAGCGCACCGTACATCTTTGGCATGGTCAACCCTTTAACCAACCTATTCAATCAGTGCCTGGCTTCAGTCAGGGGCGGGAGAGCAGAAGTATGAGCAGCAGAGAAGAATTCGAAACGTGGTGGGAAATTAATTATCACAACGGAAAGCCTCCAAGATTCGGCTGGGCGGCCTGGCGCGATGGCGATGGCTACAAGATTGACGATGACGAATCGGAACTTGATGGCATGTGGAATGCATGGCAGGCGGCTACTAACGCGCTCGAAGCCAAGTGCGCGGCGCTGACTGCTGAGAATGCGGCGTTGAATGAGAAAATGAACAAACTCGCCACATGGCCCGGAATCGAGTTTTATTCCTCAGCGTGGGAATTCAACAACGGTGATGGCAATGCCGCTCTTGAATTCATGTGCGATGTGCAAACCCCGGCCACAGACGCCTTCCTGGCTGAAGTGCGGGCCAGCGCGGTAGAGATGGCAGCCAAAAGCGATCAGTTTTCCACATGGGTGCAGCAGGGGGTGCGTAGCTTCGCCATCGGCGTTAGCCAGGGAGGTGACGAATGAGCAGATTAGCCAAACCAACTTACGAAGAACTCGAGCATCGCTTTCAGTCGTACTGCAAACACGACGGCGGTACCACTTGGACACCTGAAGGGAAGTTCTGCGCCATTTGCCAGTGGCCTGACGGCAAATGTCAGCACCGTCGCGCCAAGCCAAGCGATAACTACTGCGTGGATTGCGGCGAGCAACTTCGCCAGGAGGCCAACACCGCAGAACTGGTAACCGCTGGCATCATCACTAAGGTTGGGGAGTAGGGATATGGCTGAATTTACGAAAGAGCAGTTGATTGCAGAGGTGCGCTACAACCTTGAGCATTGCTTCTGCTCTGAAAAAACAAAGCGCCTTATGGAAATTGCACTGGCAGCGCTGACGGCTGAGCCTGCTGGATGGACTGACGAAGTAGAGTTGCGCGATGTCGATCGAGGCGGATGTGGCTACCTGTTCACCTGCAAGCATGTTACTCCTCATGCCGACGAGCGCCGCGTAATAAAACTGTACCGCCTGCCACTGCTGGAGGGATTTAAATGATGGAATTTACCAAAGAGCGTTTAGAACTATTTATCAACAAACCGCTTGAGTACGGATTAACTCGCGGCGAACAGATGGAAATGGCCCGCCAGTTGCTCGCCAGCATGGAGCAGGAGCCGGTGGCGTGGCGCTGGAGATGGTCAGACGATGCTGAAGGTTGTTGGCGATACACAGAAGAAAATAGGGAAACGAGGGGTAGCGTAACAGCTCAGCCGCTCTACGCAGCACCACAGTTACCGCAGCCAGCGGTGCCGGATGAATCCGCGATATTCGAAGCAGCGATTGATATCTGCCGGAAGTCAGACGCCATTGACGAGTATGCATGGAATCGTGGTGTCCTGGCGGTAATGTCTGCTTTTCGCGCCTGCAGCGCCGCCATGCTTCAGGGTGCCGAACCTGCTCAGGGGTGGATTCCGTGCAGTGAGCGGATACCGACTGAAATCGGGCGTTACTGGTGCTACGTCGAAGAGCAGAACAGTCTGGGTAAATCCCACTACCAGTGGAATTGCTCATGGAATGGTGACCGGTGGTGGGTTGAAAGCGAAAATGGCGGCCGGGTTACTCATTGGATGCCACTGCCAAACCAGCCGAAGGAGTGATTCATGGAATTCTTACCAGTTGTAGGTTGGGAAGGAATCTATCAGGTTAATGAACGTGGGGTTGTACTAAGCATCCCAAGAGTAATTATTAGGCGAGATGGCACCAAGCAGAGATTTAAAGGTAAGCAGCTAAACCCGTTCCTTAACTCGGATGGATATTGCGTTGTAAGGCTGAGCGACGCTTCAAATGGCCGAAGGGAAATTGCAAGGATACACAGGCTGGTTGCAGAGGCATTTTTGCCAAATCCTGATGGTAAGCCTGAAGTAAATCATATCGATGGGGATAAATCGAACCCACAACTAAGCAATCTGGAGTGGGTTACATCTCAGGAAAATAGACAACATGCGTGGGATACGGGCCTAAGAAATAGATCCCACCTGCCAGCACACAAAGGGGAAAAACAGGCTAACTCGAAATTAAACGATGAAAGCGTTATTGAAATAAGATCACTTCGATGTTCTGGAGCTTCCTATGGGGTTCTGTCTAAAAGATATGGAGTGTCGAAACGAACAATAATTAGGGTTGTTACTGGCGAGTCATGGTCTCACTTACCATTGCCAGCAGCACCGCAACAGGAGGTGAAGTGATGACGTTATTCACTCTGCCGAAGTGGGCTGCGCTTGCGTTAGCAATTCTAATCTGGCCTGCATTAAGCCTGGCAATGTCTGCGTGGTTATTCATCGAGAGCGGCAATAGCTTTATGGGGTTCGCGTCGGGAGTATTTGCATCATGCGTCATTTGGGATGTGCGTAAAATCAGACGTGCATTCTTCAATGGCTGACGCACTTCTGAAATAAAATCAGGCCTCTCCGGAGGCCTTTTTCTTGCGTTGATAATTCAGACTCAACGAGCCATAATAACAACGCACCGGCCTGAACAACCGGTGTCCCCTGCGCATATAATGGGGACGTTATATGCGACCACAATCTGAACATCTTCACCTGTCACCGATGCAGAAATGCACCGGCGATTTTCTGCATTCTGCGTTACCTCTCGGAGGTGGCGTATGAAGCAGCAATTCCTCCTCCGTAACACCAACATCCGCGCCAATGCCATCAACGCGATTAATCAGCTGCAGCTCGACGAGAAGCGCCCGGTCGTCATCGAGATAAAAGAGATGACCCGTTCCATCGACCAGAACGCAAAGCTCTGGGCAATTTTGGGCGACATCAGCAGCCAGGTTGAATGGCATGGCCGCAAGCTCTCCTCTGAATCCTGGAAACATATCTTCACCGCCGCGCTGGTTAAGCAGGAAGTCGTGCCGAATCTGGCCGGTGATGGCTTCGTGGTGCTGGGCCAGTCAACCAGCAAGATGACCGTCGGCCAGATGCGTGACCTGATCGAGCTTATCCATGCCTTTGGTGCTGAGCGTAACGTCCGCTGGGGCGACGAATCACGCCTGGCTATGGAATGGGCTTCCCGCTTTGGAGGTGTCCGTGGCTAGTCCTCTCGCTCGCATCATCACCAACGAAATCTACCGTGTCCGGACGCGCCGCAAGCGCAAGCCGGAACTCAAGCCATCTGAAATCCCAACCCTCAAGGGCTATACCGCCCGTCTTGTCGATCAGAAATGGCTGCGCCTGGCAGCAAGGAGGAATCATGCGTAAGCCAGCCCGCCGCAAGTGCAAGGTATGCAATGAGTGGTTCTTACCGCAATACGACAACATCCGTTGGTGCTGCCCGGCTCACGGCGCTATCTACGCGCTGGAGCTGCGTGCCAAAGAGAAGGTTAGGGCTGAGGCAAAGCGCATCAAAGCGCAGAAGGAGGCCGAGAAGGAAGGGCGTCAGCGCCGCCAGAAGATGCGCGAGTCCTTCAAGTCCAAATCCCAGTGGGACAAAGAGGCCCAGTCTGCTTTCAACCGGTACATCAGGATCCGCGATGAGGGGAAAGAGTGTGTCAGCTGCGGCAGTCCTCTCATGGGCAAAAGCAACTACCTGACCGGTAGCGCAATCGACGCCAGTCATTACCGATCCCGTGGCGCTGCCTCACATCTCAAATTCAACGTGTTTAACGTCCACTCAGCCTGCACTCGGTGCAACCGCCAATTAAGCGGCAATGCCGTCGAGTACAGAATTCGCCTGATTGAACGCATTGGCCTGGAGCGTGTCGAGCGCCTTGAATCTGACAACGAGCCGCGTCGGTTCGATATCCCATACCTGCAGCGCATCAAATCCATCTTCACCCGTAAAGCCCGTGCGCTGGAGAAACGCCGCGCCCGTCAACAGGAGGCAGCATGAGCACCCACAACACCATCGCGTTACTCAACTGGTATCGCTCAAAGCATGTTGCTGCGGTAAAGACTCCGGCAGGCATTGTCTTTATGGGTATGCGGAACATCACAGCCGATCAGCGCAGAACGTTGCTGGCAATCCCGCAATCCGATCTCGAAGCAGCGTTAAGGCGGCAACAATGACCCGTGACCAGATAGCCCGATACCAGGCCGAAAGCGTCATGCGCGCCAAACAGCCGCCAGTAGCAAAGCACAGCCAGACCAAACAACCTCAGAAGGAAGCCGCTTAATGAACCTTGAGAACACGCTGAAGTTCCACTTCGCAAAATCAACCATGATCAGTGACTCTCCTCGCGCCACCGCGTCTGACACTCTGACTGGCACTGACGTAATGGCTGCCATGGGGATGACTCAGGAGCGAGCATCAATGGGATACAGTGCCTTCCTGGGGAAAATGGGTATCAGCACCTACGACCGGGATAAGGCGGTAGATCTGCTTACTCAGTACGCACTGAAGAACTGCGACAAGGTGGCCGCCCTGCGCAAACTTGAACCAGATGTTAAGCCAAAGGTCATGCAACTGCTCGCAACCTTTGCCTTCGAGGACTATTCCCGCAGCGCTGCCAGTACGCGCACGTGCGACTGCTGCAATGGTGAACGCTTCGTTGAGGCTGAGATCATGACCATGAAGCACATTGGCAGACCACACCTGAAAGAGAAGCGAGAGACGGTGAAGGTTCTTTGCCACAAATGCAAAGGGAAGGGCGTGGTCAGCAACGCATGCCGCTGTAATGGGAAGGGTGTTGTTCTGGACGAAGAGAAGACCAAACAGCAGGGCGGCGTACCGGCACATAAAACTTGTTCCCGCTGTAATGGGCGTGGATATGCTCGGCTTATGCCAGAAAGCGTCCGTAAATTCATTAGCGATAACGTCATCGAAATCCCAGAAACCACATGGCGCAGATCCTACAAAGACTTCTTCGAAAGCCTGGCGGGCGAGTGCATCAAGCAGGAAGAATACGCGAACATCATGCTCAAGAAAGTGACTAAATGAGAAATATTTCCTACATGGTTAACTTTCTGTAGGAAGATTATTTACAAAGTGGCGATTTTTGGTTAATCTCGATTCTAACGATGGGTTAATGCCTTCGTTGAGGTGGTGAGGAAGCAAGTAAACGTCGCACATCGGGTCGAAAGACGCCTTGAGATGAAGCCACCAACCAAATTCAAGCCTGAGGTTACCGCCTCGGGCTTTTTTATTTCCCAAATACCCCTACCTGTGACCATAAGAGCTCCGGCTCAAGTAATACCCTCATCTTGGCGGTCCAGAACCCGCCTTTTTTATTTTCGGGCTCCGGGGATCACCCTCGACATTTCACGTTGCTAAATAGCCCTGAGAGCCCGACCCAAACAAACCAGCACCATACCGGTGCCATCATGAAGAAATCGATTATGCAAGACAGACCTGATACCTGGGCCGTTATGCTTGCGTGGCTTGTAAACCACAAAAACGAAGCTGGCTATTCGGTTCTGGCTTTTGTCATGTCGATACTCGCTACCTCACGCGGCGCAAAATCAAAGTGGAAAGACAGGATCGCCGGCGCAACGATGTGCGGCATCCTTTGCTTCTTCGCTCAGCCCACGCTCACGGCTATATGGGCAATCTTCAACTGGAACTTTCCTCCTGAACTCTGCTGGCCTATCTCGGCTGGCGTGGGTTATGTGGGAGTGGATTCACTGTTCGCCTATGCGCGGCGTCGTCTTGGCCTGAATGAACCGGGAGAAAAAGCTAATGCTGACCCTCAGTAAATTCCAGCAAGCCACTGGCGTCAGTTCTGCGCTGGCTCAGAAGTGGTACCCGGTGGTTAACGCCGCCATGCAGAAGTACGGCATTAACACGCCACTGCGGCAGGCGCACTTCCTCGCACAGGTTGGGCATGAGTCATCCGGGTTCGTGCATACCGAAGAGAGACTTAATTATCGCTACGGCGCATTGCTGGCTATGTTCGGTAACCGCATCAGCCAGGAAGAAGCGTTCAGGTATGGACGGGTTGATTCAGGCCTGAGCGCTCACCCTGCAGACCAGAAGATGATCGGCAGCATCATCTACGCCAACCGGAACGGGAATGGCGATCGCAATACTGGTGATGGATATCGTTACCGCGGGCGCGGACTGATACAGGTGACAGGGAAGGCGAATTACGCCGCACTGGTGAAGCAGCTTGGCGTTGATATCGTGCAGAACCCGGAACTACTTACACAGCCTCAGTACGCCGCTGAATCAGCAGCTGCATGGTGGAGCAATCACGGACTTAATTCTGTCGCTGACTCTGATGATGTTACCCGCATCACCCGAATCATTAACGGCGGTACAAATGGACTGGAGGACAGGAAAGCCCGCTTGACTAAAGCTAAGGGGGTTTTATGTTCGGTTTAATCAGTTTATTCCGCTTTTTCAAAAACAACGCGCACATCCTCATCCCATGCGCATTCATCATCCTTGTTGCCATATGCCTGTGGGGGGTAAACGCGCGCAACTACCAGCTTACTGCCACGAACGAAAGGCTTACCCAGCTGAACGACAGCAAGGATGTGCAGATTAACGATCTGAGGGCAAAGAATGACGATCTGGCTGGAAGCGTTAAAGAGCTTGCAGGCGCGGTTAACAGGCAAAACGTTGTCATGTCGGAAGTGGCAGAGCAACGGGCAGAAGCCGCCCAGCAGAACAGGATGCTACAGGGTGAGATTAAGCGTTACCTGGCAGCAGATAAGTGCGCTGCTGCTCCTGTTCCTGATGCCGCTGTTGAGCGGTTGCGCGCAGCAGCAGAAGCCGCCCGTGGAATACCGGGTGATAAAGCAGCCGGTCCTAAACCTGCCGGCGGAGTTGACGTCCCGCATTGATGCGCCGGATCTGCCCGATAACCCGTCGTATGGCGACAGCGTGGAAATGAACGCAGCGCTATATGGGATCGTCGGGCAGTGCAATATCGACAGGGCAGCAATACGCAAGCTCCAGTCGCAGGACAAAGAACCTCATCCCTGAGGCTCTGACACAGTCTCTCCTCTGGACTTTAAGCATAGAGAATTCCTGGGGATCAAGTGGACTTGATAATGGTCAATGGCGAACATATATACAGGGCGTGGCATGTCGCCACCCGTTAAGGATAATGACCATGAATCAGGCCGTTGAGAAAGTTATTTATAGCGCACTGAGTAAAAATGAAAGAGCCGCAGGGATTGGCTCCTCAGCTACAGCTTACGAAATCATAGAGGGTGTTAAGCCCTATTATCAGTCCGCCAGTGAGACTGAGAGACAAGCACTCCTCGAAAGGTTAAACAAACTTAAAGCAGAGCCTGGCGTCCCTATCCCAACAAATATCGAGCAATTGCTTAGCAGTTAACCTAAGCCGCCTTCGGGCGGTTTTTTATTGTCATTACCATGGGAAGGCTCATCGTAATGGCTGTAGCGGATAAACCGTAAAAATGCCCTGTAGGGGATAAAGAGGCGTTCAATGTCCGACATCTACCAAATCACCCTTACAACCCAGACGGGCGAAACCTTCACTGGCAAGATGACGCGTCGTCAGCCTGAACTGGTTAATGGCTTTGTGCCGCTGGCGACAGAAACGGGTGAGTGGCTGTATTTCGCTCCTGCCGATGTGAAGCGCGTGCAGTTCACGCCTGCACAGTCAGATCAGCCTGAAGAAGAAAAAGCGGAGTAACGAGCATTATGGCGACCAAACCAAAAACTGGCCGCCCTTCTGATTATCTACCAGAGGTGGCTGCTGACATCTGTTCACTGCTTGCCGAAGGGGAAAGCCTGCGCAAAGTTTGTGAGCGCCCGGGAATGCCCAATAAGGCCACCGTCTTCCGTTGGCTGGCTCAGCATGAGGAGTTTCGCGACCAATACGCGAAAGCCACTGAGACACGCGCTGACGCTATTTTCGAGGATATGTTCGACATTGCCGACAGCGTTACTGAAGAGGCTGCTGCAGTGGCAAAGGCCCGCCTGCGAATAGACACTCGCAAGTGGGCTCTGGCCCGCATGAACCCGAAGAAGTACGGTGATAAAGTCAGCCAGGAAATCGACCACAAATCATCTGACGGAACCATGACTCCAAAGCCGACCACCATCCAACTACTACCTGTTGAGCCGAAAGCATGAGTGAAGCCGTTCAACTGCCGATCCCCGCAAAGCTCGCGCCACTGTTCACTGCCGTGAATAAGCGTTACCGCTGCTCGCACGGTGGACGTGGTAGCGCGAAGACGCGCACATTCGCACTGATGACCGCAGTTAAGGCGTATCAGTCGATGATGAACGGTGAAAGCGGGGTGGTGCTCTGCGCGCGTGAATTCATGAACTCGCTGGAAGAGTCGAGCATGCAGGAAGTGAAACAGGCGATCCTGTCTGTTCCCTGGCTGGCTTCTAACTTTGATATTGGCGAGAAGTACATCCGCACCATCGATAAGAGCGTTAACTACGTGTTCTGCGGCTTGCGACATAACCTCGACAGCATCAAATCGAAGGCTCGAATTCTTCTTTGCTGGGTTGATGAGGCTGAATCAGTCAGCGAAATAGCCTGGCAGAAGCTAAGCCCGACCGTTCGTGAAGAGGGATCAGAGATTTGGGTGACGTGGAACCCGGAGCGCGATGGTAGCGCCACGGATAAGCGTTTCCGCAAAGAAGCTGGTGACGACTGCATAACCGTTGAGATGAACTACACGGATAACCCGTGGTTCCCGGACGTGCTGGAAGGTGAGCGACAGAACGATCAGCGCCGCCTCGATCCGGCAACATACGCATGGGTGTGGGAGGGGGCTTACCTCGAAAACTCCGATAAGCAGATGTTGGCCGGTAAATACCGGGTCGCAGAGTTCTCTGACAATCTCTGGAAAGAGGCAGAACGCCTGTTCTTTGGTGCTGACTTTGGTTTCGCCAAAGACCCCAACACACTAACCCGGTCGTTCATTCTGCATAACCGCCTGTACATTGAGTATGAGGCTTACGGCCAGCAGACAGAGCTTGACCACATGCCAGCGCTATACGACACGATCCCCGGGTCTCGTGACTGGCCCATCAAAGCCGACTCAGCGCGACCTGAAACAATCAGCTATCTCAAACGCCAGGGATTCAATATCTCCGCCGCTGAGAAGTGGCAGGGAAGCGTTGAGGACGGAATCGCGCACCTTCGCGGATTCGACGAAATCATTATCCATCCGCGCTGCAAGAACGTGGCGCGAGAGGCCCGTATGTGGTCGTACAAAACGGACCGCATCACCGGCGAGGTATTGCCGAAGCTAGCAGATGGTTACGAGCACTGCTGGGACGGGATTCGCTACAGCCTTGACGGACACATTAAGCGCAAAGGCCAGATGGCAGGGATGATGATTCCGAAAAGATTGAGAAATTAAATTAAGTATTAGCTTATCCGTGCCGATTATCTTCTTGAACAAAACTAAGGAGATACTATGGAACAGTTCGATACAGATGATGGACGTCCACAAATCGTCGTCACGTTTGAATACGTTGATCCAGAAACGGGCAAGAAGGTTTTTGTCTCAAGAGCTGTTGATAAAGCAACATATGATAAAGATTCTGGCGCCTTGTATGCAGAAGCAGAAATTATGGCTCAAGAATTTAAATTACGGATGCAAGAAGAGGGCCTGTAAGCCAAATTCTTTTTCAAAGGTCGCTCCGGCGGCCTTTTTTATTGCCATAAATTCAGTGATGAGGACTCTTTATGACTGAATACTGGTGCTGCGCCTGCGGGAAAATCATCAAATTCGAAAGGGTCATGCCGCTGAATTACATACCACGGCATTGCCGCACACTGATGATAAGAAAGGTTGAATCATTCACACCGGCAAAGGGGCCAAAAATCCCGCCGATCAAACGCTGACGGACAATCCATGACTGACAAATTAACTCTCGCCGTCAACCATGCGTTGAACGATGCGCGGATGGCGCGCGCCAGAATGGGGCTGATGGCGCCAACAATGGGGTTGGACAATAAGCGCCATTCCGCATGGTGCGAATACGGCTTCCCTGAGCAGATCACCTACGACAATCTCTACTCACTGTACCGGCGCGGTGGAATAGCTCACGGGGCTGTAGAAAAGCTGGTTGGCAAATGCTGGCAGACGAACCCGGAAATCATCGAGGGTGACGACGCCGACGAGAGCGAAGATGAAACGGCCTGGGAGAAGAAGTCTAAACAGGTCTTCACCTCCAGACTGTGGCGCTCGTTTGCGGATGCAGACCGCCGTCGCCTGGTTGGCCGTTATGCTGGCATCCTGCTGCACATTCGTGATGATAAAGACTGGAATCTGCCAGTTACCAAGGGCCGAGGGCTGCAAAAGGTTTCTGTAGCCTGGGCTGGTTCGCTGACTGTGGGTGAGTGGGATACCGGTCTTAACTCCAAGACGTACGGCCAGCCGAAGATGTGGCAATACACCGAGCGTCTGCCTAACGGTTCAAGCCGCCGCGTCAATATCCACCCAGATCGCGTGTTTATCCTTGGTGATTACTCAGATGATGCCATTGGCTTCCTTGAGCCAGCTTATAACGCCTTTGTGAGTCTGGAGAAGGTGGAGGGCGGGTCTGGCGAGTCATTCCTGAAGAACGCCGCGCGGCAGCTTAATGTCAACTTTGAGAAGGAAATCGACTTCAATAATCTCGCTTCGCTTTATGGCGTGAGTATTGACGAGCTGCAGGATAAGTTTAACGAAGTTGCCGGGGAGATGAACCGTGGTAACGATGTTCTGATGACGACCCAGGGGGCCACAGTCACACCGCTGGTCACTGCTGTAGCTGATCCGTCGGCGACCTATAACGTTAACCTCCAGACCGCCGCAGCTGGGGTGGACATCCCTACACGAATTCTGGTTGGCAATCAGCAGGCCGAACGGTCCAGTACCGAAGACCAGAAGTACATGAATTCCCGCTGTCAGTCACGCCGGGTAGACCTCGCTTTCGAGATAGAGGACTTCTGCGACAAGCTTATTGATCTCCAGATCATCGACCCGATAAGCCAAAAGGCTGTTATCTGGGATGACCTGAACGAACAAACCGGTGCAGAAAAGCTGATCAACGCCAAAACCATGGGCGAGATTAACCAGAGCATGCAGGGCAGCGGAGAAAATCCGGCATTCAGTCGCGCAGAGATTCGTACGGCCGCCGGCTACGAAAACAATGACAAAAAGCCGTTAGGAGAAGAGGATGGCGACGAAGAAGAAGACGAAGCCGCCAATTCTGCCGAGTAATTACGAAGATCCAACGGGAGCCGATGCGCTGGAACGCCGGGCAATGAAAGACTTCGCCAGGCGGATGAATAAGATTGGCAAAGCGTACAAATCAGCACTCGGAAAAATACCTTCCTCCCTCGCAGTAAACGCCAGATACGAATACCAGTTAAACCCAACGCTGCTCACCATCATCCTGAACGACGCCAGCTACCTGGTGGATCAGGTGCTGATGGAGGGTAACGAGTACGACCTGTGGTTTTACGAGTACATCGACCTGGCATCAGAGAAAGGTACCGGCCAGTCGTTTTACAACCTCAGCCAGCAATCACCGGTTTATGCCGCCGGACGCGAATCTCTCGCCTCAATCCTCGCAAGTGACCCATATCAGCAACGAATGGCGCTGGTTCACGCTCGCGTATTTGAGGAGATGAAAGGGCTCAGTGCTGAGGTGAAGCGCGATATGGCGAGGGTGCTGACGGACGGAGTCGGGCGCGGTCTCAACCCGCTGGAAATCTCCAGGAACCTAACCGAGCAGACCGGCATTGAGAAGCACCGGGCAAACCGGATAGCTCGCACTGAAGTGACTACGGCGCTACGCCGGGCGAAGTGGGATGAGGACCAGGAGGCCAGCGACCTTTACGGGCTGAAAACGCTACTGGTTCATATCTCCGCACTATCGCCGACTACCCGCCATACACATGCGGTGCGTCATGCTCACCTCTATACCAACGAAGAGGTGAGGGACTGGTACAGCAAGGATGGCAACTCCATCAACTGCAAATGCAGTCAGCAGTCGGTGCTGGTCGACGACGAAGGAAAGCCGGAGTACCCGGGCACCATCACCAAACTAAAACAGGAATACAAAACGATGCAGGCGCGCGGTTACGCCTGGGCGGAGAAATAGCTATGCCTATGCAGGTAAACATCACCACGAAGGTGAACAGCCAGTCTATCCGGCGTGAAACGCACAATGGCCGTGAGCATCTGGTGCTCCCGAGCTACACGCTGCCGGCCAACGTAGTCATGAACGGTGGCTTGTACACGGCGGAGGAGATCGACGCCCATTATCAGGGGCTGGAAGGCACTCTGGCGCCGCTAGGGCACCCACAGGTTAACGGTGAATTCGTTTCTGCGTTCTCGCCGGAGGGGTTGAACGTCGGTTACGTAGGTGCCTGGAACCGCAACGTTAAGAAGTCCGGCAATCGTATCTACATCGAGAAGTGGGTGGATGTTGCCCGGGCGGAGGAATCGGAGGGAGGTCGCGAGCTACTTGAGCGTGTGGCAGCTATCGAGCGTGGTGATGATGTTCCACCGATTCATACCAGCGTCGCTGCTTTCCTCGATCAGCTTGAGCCTAACGAACAGCAGCGTGCTACTGGTGCCGGATGGGTGGCGAAGATCCACACCATGGACCATGACGCCATTCTGCTGCATGAGGTGGGCGCAGCGACGCCGGAGCAGGGGGTAGGCCTGATGGTCAACGCCGACCTCGCGCAGCCGCTGAGGGCTAATTCAGGCGCATTGGTGGGTGAATCCTACCGAGAGCGCGAGCAGCGCCTCGACCGGGCAGCCAAAGCTAAGTTTGCGTCCGGGCAAGATGAATACGCCTGGGTGGCTGACTTCACTGACTCTCAGGCTGTGATCATCCGTAACGGCGGAAACGCAGAGGTGTTTGGTTACAAGTCGGAAGGCGGTGCTATCACCTTTGACGATACCGGCACGGCAGTGGCGCGGCAGGAGTCATGGGTGGCTGTCGTCGCCAACAAATTCAAATCACTTTTCACACCGCAGGAACAGCCTGCACCAAACCACAAAACGGAGGGCGACATGCCTTTAACCAAAGAAGAACTGGAACAAATTGGCAGCATGATCGGCCAGGCTGTTGCGACAAACACCGAAGCGGCTATTAAGCCTCTTGCAGAAAAGGTTGATGCTCTGCAGGCCAATCAGCAGCAACTCGCAGAAACCCTGACTGCCAACTCACGCGCAGAAGAGAAGGCAAAGCGTGAAGCGGTAGCAGCTAAACACGGTGATGTCGTTGCCAACGCGCTATCAGGCGATGCTCTGGACGCGATGTTTAAGTCGCTTGGCGAAGCAGCACCGCTGGGCACCAACAACGCACAGCAGTCGAAAGAAACCGGCGCACCTGCCGCAGAAGAACACTTCAAATAAGGAGCCGGACTAATGGCACGTTATCGTCGCGTTAATATCGACGGTCAGTCTCTGTACAAGACCGAAACCCGTCTTACGGCCGCCGCGCTGCTTCCTGGCACCGCCGCAACCATCAACTCATCCGGTAAGTTTGCTCAGGCAACTGCGTTGGCCGGTCGTCTGTACATCATCGATGTCGGTTACCACCAGGGCCTGACCATTACCGAAGCAATCCCATCCGGTGATTCGGCTGTTGGCAACTATGTCGAAGAAGGTCGTGAGCTTGCACTGCGCTGCCTGCCTGGCGCTTACAAGAAAGACAGCCCGATTAAGCTGGGAACAGCCGGTCAGTTTACCCTGGCAACATCCGACACTGATTCTGTGATCGGCTACAGCCAGGATGAGCACACCATTGCGGCCAGCACTACCGATTATATTCGCGTGCGTATGCGCGTTGGCACCGTCGCCGCCGCTAGCGCTTAACAAAAGGAACAACGCACATGTATTTCTCTAAAGACACTCTGGCGGCAAACTCCCGCCTCGGCGGCCACTGGAATGAGCTGTGGGCCAACCGCAACATGTGGAACCGTCAGCACGACGCAGTGATTGCTGCCAATCGCGCAGATATGACTGCTGATATGCTGGCCTGCAACGCGGTAGGTGGTTTCACTCGTGATTTCTGGGCTGAGATTGACCGCCAGGTGCTACAGCTGCGTGACCAGGAAATCGGCATGGAGATCGTGAACGACCTGATCGGCGTTCAGACTGTTCTCCCGGTCGGTAAAACTGCCAAACTGTACAATGTGATTGGCGATATCGCTGATGACGTGTCAGTTAGCATCGACGGTCAGGCGCCGTTCTCCTTCGACCACACCGACTACGGCACCGACGGCGACCCGATCCCGGTATTCACCGCGGGTTACGGCGTCAACTGGCGTCATGCCGCTGGACTGAACTCTGTAGGCATTGATCTGGTTTTGGACTCGCAGATGGCGAAGATGCGCAAGTTCAACCAGAAGCGCGTTAACTACTACCTGAACGGTGATTCTCACATTCAGGTGCAGTCTTACCCGGCTCAGGGCATTAAAAACCACCGCAACACTCAGAAAATCAACCTGGGTTCTGGCACCGGTGGTGCAAACATCGATCTGACCACTGCGACTATGACCGAGCTCTTTGCCTTCTTTGGCAAGGGCGCATTCGGCACCATGGCTCGCAATAACAAAGTGGTTCAGTACGATGTGATGTGGGTTTCCCCTGAAATCTGGGCGAACATGGCGCAGCCGTATGTGGTTAATGGCGTGGTGAGCGGTAACGTTCTGAATGCTGTCCTGCCATTCGCTCCGGTGAAAGAGATCCGCATGACCTATGCCTTAACCGGTAACGAGTTCATTGCGTACGTACGTCGTCGCGATGTTATTTCTCCACTGGTAGGCATGGCTGTCGGCGTAGTTCCTCTGCCTCGTCCACTGCCAAACGTTAACTACAACTTCCAGATCATGTCTGCTGAAGGTCTGCAAATCACCGCAGACGATCAGGGGCTCTCTGGCGTTGTCTACGGCGCCGTTCTGGCATAAGGGGTCATCATGGCTAAATACGAGGTGATTCGCCCCTGGAGCGGCGTTAAGCGTGGCGATGTGGTGGAGCTGAAAGAGCTTCACCCGGCGCTGAAATCCAACGTCCGTCTGATGCAGGGTGAGGCTGGCGGCCAGTTAACTCCAGCGACACCACAGGGCGGTACCGGAGAAAAATCTCGCAAAGAGGTTATCCAGGAGCGCCTTACTGAGCTGGGCATTGAGTTCAAAGGCAATCTGGGGGCTGAAAAGCTGTCTGAGTTGCTGCCGGAAGGTGAGCTCGAAAAGCTTTTCCCCGCTGAATAACAGCCGCCGCTAAGGCGGTTTTTTTTATGCCCTCCCCGGAGGGCTGTCAGAGGCTCGCATGATCACCACAGAACAGGCCAAGGAATATCTGAAGTCAGTCGGTATCACGCTGCCTGATTTCATCTTAGAGGCGCTCGTAGAGCAGGCCAACAGCATTCAGGAATGCCTTGATGCACATTACTCACCGGCTACCGCGCTGCTGATTCAGTCCTACCTGCTGGGAATGATGGCGCTGGGGCAGGGTGACAAGTACGTGTCCAGTCACACCGCTCCGAGCGGGGCATCAGAATCTTTCCGCTATCAGTCATTCTCTGACCGCTGGAAGGGCTCGTTAAATCTGCTGCGTGGTCTTGATAAGTACGGCTGCGCTACTGCCCTGATTCCTCCCGACCCGACCGCGGCACCTGCATTCGCTGGCATCTGGATCGGGAAGGGCGGCTGCATGTGCGGAGATAAGTGATGACCTGGACATCCGTGAGCGTCCGCTTGCCACGCTCATTCACCCGCGTCTGGGTGCTGACCGACACCGGGCGGGAGACTACCGGCTACGTTAAATCGAACGGCGAGTGGTTCATCAATTGTGAGCGCATCCGGGCTACGGGCGCGGTGGTGCTGCGCTGGAGGGAAGACTGATGTCATCAGCTGCAAACTGGTCCTACACCGCCAAAGCCACTATCTGGCGCAAGGGTGCAGGCGGCAGGGATGAAAACGGCGACCCCATGAACGGCTATAACGCGCCGGTAGTCATCATGGTCGATTATGAGGGCGGCCTTTCAAAGCGCATCGGTAGCCTGGGCACTGAAATCGTCGTGAAAAATACTGTCTGGACTGAGTACGCGCTGGCCGACGCCGGCGATTACCTGCTGATTGGTGAATCCACTGAAGCCGACCCGGTTGCCGCTGGCGCTGACGAGGTGCGGCAGGTTATCCGCTACGCCGACACGTTCGAGCGGGTGGCGGATGATTTCGCGATACTGACTGGAGTCTGATATGGCCGGGAAAGTAAGAGGCATCACACAGGCGAAAGCCAACCTCGACAAGATCATCAATGACGTGCAAGGGCGAAAGGTTGTCAGGGCCATCCAGTCAGCGCTAATCATCGGTAGCTCCCAAGCAGCGCTTTATACGCCTATCGACACTTCCACGCTGCTGAATAGCCAGTTTCGTGAGATGGACGCCAACGGTACGAGGGTTACTGGAAGAGTGGGCTACTCGGCTAATTACGCGGTGTACGTTCACGATCCAAGTGTGCCGCAGACTTTCCGTCGGTCCACTGCACGAAAAGAGTTCCTGACTAAAGGGTTTGAGGATATGCGTAGTCAGATTGATGCGGTGATGCGCAAGGAGCTTTCGCTATGACACCCATGATGCATGAGCGGGTGCGCAACATGTTCGGTGATGCTGGCCTTACAGCCGGATTCACGGTGCAGAAGTTGATATACGACGACCCTGAGGATCTGACGCAGGCCGTAATGGTGTTCAGGCCAAACGGTGGTTCGAACATCCGTCATGACCTTGGCTCTGAACATCACGTCCTCGTCGATGTAATCGGCGCGAAGGATAAGCGCGGCGATGCCGCCAATGCCGTGCAGCGCATCGTCGATTACGTCCAGGCCAACCCTATGGCTGATGAGTGCGTCGGCTACATCCAAAACATGGGCGCCATCCCGCCACCAGTGCTTACGGAAGAAGGGCGGATAGTATTCCGACTTCAGTTCGCATGCACCTACGGCGAATAGCCATCCCAACCAAATAGACCCGCTCCGGCGGGTTTTCTTTTTTATACGTCAAAGAGGAAGTTTCTATGGCTAATTGCCAGAACTCGAACGAACGCCTGTTCGGTGGCGCAGTCGTGCTGGAAGTCGCCGATGGTTGCCCGGACGTCAAACCACTGGAGGATGAGTGGAAGGCGCTGGCGGCCGGTACGTCAAAAGGCTTCGACTTCAACCCGAACTCGGTAACCTCAGATGCGGATGACGGCGGCGGCTATGTCGAAACCATCATCACCAACAGCGATTTCACCCTGAGCTTCGAAGGTGAGGTCCGCAAAAAGGACAAACTGGATCAGTACGGCGTCGGCAAGTTCATCAAGTATTTCGCTGGTGAGCTGAAGGCCAAGCGCCAGCCTGGAATCTGGGTGCGCATGGACTACGGCCCTATTGAATTCATCGGCTACATGAACATCAACGCGCTGAGTTCTGACGGAGGTACCAACGATATCGTCACGTTCTCTACCGAGTTCAAAGTGGGCGATGCCAGCACCATCGAGGTTAACGAAGTGACAGCGGTGGCGGTGACCGGCGTAACGGTGACTCCAGCTACTAGCACCGGCGCGGCAGGCGGTACCAGCACCTTTACGGTGAATATCGCCCCGACCGGCGCAACCAACAAAGACTTCACCGTAGCATCAACCGATCCAACCAAAGCCACTGCTACAGCCTCCGGTACCACCGTCACGGTGAACCGCGTCGCCGCTGGCAGCGCGCAGATCGTCATCAACACCGAAGACGGAAACTTTGTCGCAACCCATACCGTTACTGTCAGCTAACGGCCATTCCAAAGGGTGGCCTCGGCTGCCCTTGATAATGTTCGTTACCTGGGAAGGACCATGACAGCACTAATCGACATTGGCGAGTTTTCTGTCAGTGATGGCCGTGAAGGCGGAAAGGACTACCTGCTAAGACCCTCTCTGATGGCTATGACGCGGATCGGCACTCCAGCGGAGATTGTTCAGGCGTATGCCACGGTGCACGGAAGTGATGTTGCTGCCGTCATCCAGCTCTATACTGACACGCTTGGCCGCTTTCCGGACTGGCTATCGCCCTCGATGAATCGCATTGCAGAACGGCTGCTATCACTGAGCATGCATATCATGCAGGCCTGCTGTGATGACGATCTCACGCCGATGATAGGTGAGTGGAAAGGGTGGAGCCGGTATGTTGTTTTCCGGCCAGGGCAGATGCCGAGGAACGACATCATTGTGCTGGCTCAGCACCTTATGCAGCACGGCATCGTAGGTAAAGCAAGTGTGCGACGCCTGCAGCGGCATGAGTCAGGCGAAACGACGAACGAGTTTAAGGCCTTCGACTACATCAGCGCGGCGCGGAGCCACTTCGGCATGAACCGGGATGAAGCAGCGGCGCTGACCATGACCGAGTTTCAGCTGATGCTGGCGCAGAAATACCCTGATCAGAAGGGCTTCACGCGGGAAGAGTACGACGCGGTTGCGGATGACTTCCTGGCGAAGCAGGCGGCGAGAAGGGCTAAGCAGAAGTAGCCCACTCAGGTGGGCTAACTGGTGATACAAATTTGTATCATGAGATTATTTTTTTTTATTGTTCTCTGACATCTTGCTTGGGCTTGGGTAATCAGCTTTCTGCAGCACTTGTTGATAAACGCCATGTAGTATCGTCTGGCTTTGAATGAGATCCACCTCAGCGTAAACCGCAGTAGCTAAAACAGAGCCTTCGCCTTTGTTAATTACAAGGTCGCCAAAGTTATTATTCAAAGCCTTAAGCGTGATCTGGAATAGATCTGTGAAGTACTGCTTAAAGGTCATTTCATCTTCATAACCATATAAAACAAAGCTGCCTTGTTGCGGTTCAACATCAGGGTCGAAAGTAACAATACACCCAGGAGGGAAACTGAATCCTCCAGAACCCCTCATTGACTCACCAACAATTTTAAGGGCGAAAGCACTATCGCTAACCGCTACACCGCAGGGGTGAAATGCGGTGGTAGATTTTAAAACCTCATCAAGCCTATCAGCGAACGGGCCCATTGTTACGAGTGGAATCTGTCGAACTGAAGTGTACGGGATGAAATTTCTAAGATTGGGCTCCTGTCCATCCCCGGAAGCAAGCCACCCCGGAGTTGTTCCTAATGCTGATGCAAGCCTCAGCAAAACAGGGTCCCGTGGCTTTGACTCTCCGCCTTCATAAGCAGCAATTTGGCGCTGAACGATGCCAACTTGCTTGGCAAGTTCCGTTTGAGTGAGGCCTAGAGATTTCCTTAGGGTAGAGACCCTCTCATTAAACTGGGCGTCAAAGTTCACAATTTCACCATTAAAGAGATGTTGACATATGAATAATTCATATTAATATCTCTACAAGTTCATATGAGTTTTTATGTAGAGAAAACAAGAGGAGTTCATAATGTCTGAAAACATTTCCACTATCAAGCCGCGTCAGGTTCGTTTTGTTGAGAAGGTAGACTCTCATATTCGTGAGTCAGCTAAACGCTGCCACCGCTCTATTCAGGCAGAGATTGCATATCGCATGGAGTTGCTGATCAAGCTCGAGGAGAAGGGCGATGTTGTCATCCAGTAAAAACAGCGAGGCCCGGAAGTGCGCTAACACGAACCGGGCATCTATCGAAAATAACCGACTAGGAAATATCGACATGAATATTGTAGCAAAATCAGATCTGAACTTCCACGGTGTGTCACTCACCCCAGTAGATAGCGTCTCTGGCGTATGGCTAACCTCATCCTATATTGCTAAGGCACTCGGTTACGCTTCGAGCAAGAGCGTTTCTACCATTTATTCGCGCAACTCAGACGAGTTCACAAGCAGCATGTCAATGGTCATCAAAATGAAGACCATTGGAATAAACAATAACTTACGTGAAAAATCAGTGCGTGTGTTCTCATTGCGAGGCTGCCACCTGATTGCAATGTTCGCAACCACTGATAAGGCCAAAGAGTTCCGCCGCTGGGTCTTGGACATTTTGGACAGAGAGGTTGCAAAAGGAACGGTGCCGGTGAAATTTGACTTTGAAATGTATGCTCAGAATGCAAATGCAGCCTGCGCCATGCTTGATCAGGTCTGGGACATATTTCATGACGAGCTTGAGCCAGCTCTTCGCAGTCTGGCATCACCTGTTGCGACCAAACTTGTTGGCCGAATCATAGAAGCAAAGTCGATTTCATACAGTATTCGCGGTGGCCTGTTACGTGCAGCCGGGAATAAAAAGGGGATGATCCACTGATGGGCGCATGGGATGGCGCAAAAGAAAAACCGCCAGGTAGGACTGGCGGTTCACTGAGGTCTAACAACGTGTAGGAACGTCTATGACTAAGATGAATTTAGCAGTTAACGGTTCTGTTGTCACCGAAAAAACTATTGACAGCCAGTATCTTCTGGAGATGGTCAATGCCGCTCGTAAGCAGTGTGGGGAACCAGCTGTCCGTAATAACAAGTTCATTGAAAAGGTGATTGATGAACTTGAGGGCGAGACCTACACAAAAAGTGTAGGTCGTAAGAATGGTCAGGATATTGAAGTCATTACGATGTCCATTAAGCAGGCTCTTCGCGTGGCCGCGCGCGAATCTAAAGCTGTTCGCCGCTCTCTGGTCGATAAGCTGGAAGATATGCAGGCGATCCCGGCAATGCCGAAAAGCCAATCGGGCATCACCGAGTACCGCCTGGCAAAAGCTGATCAGCTGAAAGCGCAGGCCCTGGAAAAGAACATCGCCAACGCCCGTGAGATTATGTCTCTGCTGCCGCGCCTTGACCCAATGGCGCATCAGACGCTGGCGGCCTCGCTGATTAATCCGCTGATCGGTTATGACGCCATTCCGCTTCCGGTCATTGAGGAGCATTACCATACGGCTGGCGAGGTTGGCGAGATGCTTGGGGTGTCTGCCCAAAAGATCGGACGCACTGCCAATGCCAATAACCTCAAGACTGAGCAGCATGGTAAGTTTTTCTTGGATAAGTCGGCACATTCCAGCAAGCAGGTTGAGGCGTTCCGCTACAACGCTGAGGGCGTGAAGGCGCTGCGCCACCTGATCCATGGTGCTGACGTGGCCTAACAACCCCGTTTAAACCGAGAGTAATTCCAACCCGCTTAACTGCGGGTTTTTCCGTTCCCGGTCGATTGAGATCAATAAATCAGCGTTTGCCGTTGCGCCTGTGCTATTCCTGGGTAGGATGTTCATTTTTACCAATGGGGAATAGGGATATGAAGAAGATTTTGGCGATCGCCTTTTTGGGGTTATTCAGCACCGTAGCAAATGCAGAAATGGAAAGCTCTGGTGCTTGGGTAACGAAATCTGACACTAATAAAATGACCGACGAAACAGACTTTGTTGCCTTAAACACGTCTTCCGATACATACAACAAAGACGGCCTGACACGTGAAACAACGCTGGTTCTGAGATGCAGCAGCAATAAAACAGATGCGTACCTGTCTTTCCGTGACTTTATGGGATCAGATGCTCCAACCATTACAATGAGGCTCGACGGCGGGAAGCCAACCAAAAAATCATGGGGTGGCGGTGAAGGTGGTGATGCAGCATTTGCACCTCAGGCTGTGTCATTTATCAAAGAGCTTTCCAAGCATAAGAAAGCAATATTTGGATTTGAGCCTTACGGATCGACAATGCAGATTGTTGAATTCGATTTGACCGGTATAGATAAGGTTGCCGAGAGCCTTTCCAAAGCGTGCAAGTGGAAATAATCATTCGTTGAGAACAACCCTCCTCGGAGGGTTTTTTTATGTCCGGAGAATAGTCAAATGGCAGGAGAGGAAATAGCAGGCAGCATAGTCTACGAGGTAGGCGCGGAAGTTGAGCCATTACTTCAGGGCGGAAGGCAAGTAAATAAGGTCCTCACTGAAATTGAGAATGCTCTCGATGACAATATCGCTCAGTTCAAAAAAATGGACACGCAAGTATCTGCGACAGCACAGGCGGTTAACCAGTCAGTCCGCAGCTTCAGTGGCTTCCAGAACGCACTTCGCCAGGGTGGTTATCAGGTTCAAGACTTTATAGTGCAGGTTCAGGGGGGGCAATCAGCCCTTGTGGCCCTGAGTCAGCAAGGATCACAATTATTGGGGGTGTTCGGCACTGGCGGCGCAGTTGCTGGGGCATTGTTAACGCTTGGCACCGTTATCGTAGGGTCCCTAATCGCTGGGATGGATAACGCAACCATTTCGACCAAGGCACTCACGGAAGCACAAAAGAGGCTTTCGGACATTTTCCAGATCTCCTCGAATGGTGTCGTCGTACTGTCTGATAAGTTTGCTAAATTAGCTGAGACAAGCGAAAACGCAGCCCGCGCGCAATTAACCATGGCTCTTATTGATGCGAATAACATTATTAAAGCCTCCGTGCAAAGTGTGAATCAACTTGGTGATGCACTTGGTACGTGGAAAGCCCCGTTATCAGCGGCGATTAGCCAAATGGATGCTTTGAAAGCCCGGGGGATGGATGTCAACCAGGCATTAAAGGAACTTGGTGGGACCTATGAAGGAAATATAATTGGTCTTAACCAACTTAATCAGGCCGTAAATAATATTTCGGAGTCATTCGGAATAAGCACTGATGACGCAATTAAGCTAGTACAGGCGCTTGGTGCTGTTCGTCAGAATGCAAGCCCAGAAACCATTGCGGCATTGCGTGATGTTACAGTTGAACTCAGCCAAAAATATGGGTATGCAAATAAATCCTTGTCTGAATTCACAGGGAAAGTTGGCGAATATTCGTTGAAGTCAGATCAGGCTAAAGAATCAACTAGGTTAGCAACTGAAATGCTGCAGGGGCACAAGGTCGCTTCCGAAGCTGACGCGGAAGCTATAGCGCAAAACACCCAAAGGCTCCAAACCTATATCCAGATGATAAAGGATGAAGGGGCAACTATCGCGATGACTGCCCGCCAGAAGGCTCTTTACAGGGCTGAGCAGTTAGGTGCAAGCGATGAAGATAAGAGAGCAATAAATACTTCATTTGACAAAATTGAGGCGTTTAAGGCCGAGCAAATAGCACAAAAGGAATCAGCTAAGGAGGCCCGCAAATCGGCAACAACAGCTGCAACGCAAGCCAAAAAATTAGAATCACAAGCTGATAGAAACGCCAATATCCTAGAAGAATATCGCCAAAAGGCCTCCCTCTCTGCTGATTCAACTGCTGATCTATCGCGAGAGCAAGCAATTCTCGCCGCTCGTCAGAAGTTAACTAATCCCACGCCGCAGCAAATTGCACAGATTGAACGAGATGCTGCGGCTGCATGGGATAAAGCTGCTGCACTTAAGGCTCAGAATGCAGTACCTATTCTGAAAGAGAATGCTGATTACACCGCTCAGCGTAAAGCTCTTGAAAATCTTAAAGGGCAGAAAGATGCTAATGGGCAGCTTATCTTGTCGCAGGAGCAATATAACCAAGCATCAGAAAAACTGGAGCAGGATCATCAAACCAACCTCGCCAAAATCCGCGCCCAGCAGGCGGTAACGCCGCAGCAGGAAGCGGCAGGCGGCGTCGACCCTGTGCAGCAATTGGCTAACCAGCACGCTCAGCAGCTGGCTCTCATTCAGCAGTATGAGCAGCAGGGGGTGTTAACCCACCAGAATGCTCTGGCCTTAAAAACGGCAGCAGATACTCAATATGAGCAGCAAAGAACAGCTGCGCAGTGGGAGCTACTGAGTCAGCAAAGTCTAGGCTATGAAATGCTTACAAGCGCCGTTGATGCCTTTGCTGGAAATGCCTCAAATGCGCTTACCGGGTTAATCACCGGCTCGATGTCAGCGCAAGAGGCCATGCGGTCGCTTGGGTCAACCGTGCTTAATAGTGTTGTTAACTCGCTTGTCCAGGTGGGTGTTGAGGCGCTGAAAAACTTCATCATTGGGCAGACAATGGGTACCGCAGCATCAGCGGCCTCGATAGGGCAGGCCGCGGCTGTCGGGTCAGCGTGGGCTCCTGCTGCCGCAATGGCATCACTAGCAACGCTTGGTGCTAACGCCGCTCCGGCATCTGCAGGGATTACTTCTACAGTTGGTCTTGCGTCTGGCCTTGCTGTTGCAGGAATGCGCAAAAACGGTGGGCCTGTGTCTGCTGGCTCAATGTACCAAGTTGGTGAAGGCGGAATGCCGGAGATTTACCGGGCCAGCACCGGGAAGCAGTACATGATCCCCGGCGATAACGGAAGGGTGATCAGCAACAAGGACATGCAGGGCGGTGGCGGTATTCAGGTAATATTTAACGTTCAGAACACCACCCCTGCCACTTTTGATGCCCAGGTCACGAATAATGGAAATAACTCTGTGACTATCGACGCTATTATTGCGGACTTAAACAATGGCGGGCCAATATCAGACTCCATTACCAGCAACACAACTGCCAAACGAACCCCGCGTGGGCAACGTTAAGGAGCATCATGGAAATTAAGCCAGGCGAGAAAGGAAAATTCCCAATCAAATTGGGGCAGCCAGTAAAATATACCGCTAATCGTGCTGTGGAGTTTGAGTTTTTCTTCGTTAACGGGTCAACCATTAAAGGCATCATTCCCGCCGGAGAAACACTCGAGTTTGTCAATCACGGTGACATTTCCGATGTGAACATCAATATATACGAAGTCCCTGGCGGACCGAGATTAGTTGAATAAGCCAACCCGCTTCGGCGGGTTTTTTATTGCCTGGAGCTCAGATGCCGATCATTGACTACCCCGGCTGGCTGCCGCTGGCTCAGAAGGCCAGCAAGAACATGACGCTGGATACCGGGTTCCTGACTGACCAGCCAGCGGTCGGCCCGGCCATCTTCCAGAACCAGACCGACGACTTAAAAGTAACCTGGTCACTGACGTGGATTTTCACCCTGGACCAGGAGAAGGCCTTTCAGCAGTGGCTGCGTAGCCCGAACTACCTCAATCGTGGTCTGAACTGGTTTCGCATGCCGGTTAATATCGGAGGCAGCGGCCTCCAGATGCAGGAACTGCACTTCACGCAGATGCCGGTGCAGACCAGCATAGACGGCGGAGTGGTGACCTGGACGGGCACTGTCATTGCGAATCGCCTGTATAACGCCGACGATGAATTCGACGACATCATTGTTGAGCTGCCGCCGCCGTGGAATACCTGGCTGGATATCGTCGTTACCGGTTACCCGGACGGACGCGATCCGGAGAGTCTGCCGAGGGTACCCTGATGCCAAGCTATCGCGAATACCGGCAGCAGCGCCCGACGCGCGGCCTGTACGACACCATTACGTTCTACCACCCCTCGTTTGGCTATGTGCGCCTGGTCGACAAGCAGTTCTTCGCAAAGGTGCTTGGCGGACAGGCGTACACGCCAGCCCGGTTCGAAATCGAAGAGAGCCAGCAGAGCGGTACGCCAGTGATCGACGCAACAGTGAAGCTGGGCCGGTTATCGGCGGATGTGAAAGAGTTGATGAAGAAATGGAAGGGCGCCGCCCGACTGACTGCCATAACCGCCACACGGCAGATATTCGACAGCGTTGACGTATCGGCCCCGACTAAATCGTGGCAGCTGTACGTGAAAACCGTCGATATCGACACGGACAGCGTCTCGGTCACGTTATCCATGACGAATCCGCTGAACAACAATATCGGAAGGCTTTATGACCCTGTCGAATACACTGGCCTGCAGTACCTCTGAGTTTATCCGGAGGATGATCGGCGTACCGTGGTCGAACCGGGCCTGCACTTTTGACAAGGTCGATTGCTGGGGCCTGGTGGTGCTGTATTACCGCCACGTCCTGGGTACCGAACTGCACCAGACACCGGACTACGAAGCCGGGGCTGACTTCTTCACCTGCTACCAGGGTGATGTGACGTTCTGGCGCCCGGTCGATAAACCGGTAGAAGGCGGTATTTTCGTCGGCTATCAGGGTTCTCAGCCTGCGCATGTCGGACTGGTACTGAACCGTCAGGCGCTGCACGCGCGGGGCGAGGGCGGCAGCGTGCGTATGGACTCGTTGCTGGTTATCCAGCGGGCATTCACCAGAGTGGAGTATTTCGAATATGGCTCTGATTGAGCTGCAGCGTTTCCCCGGAACGCCAAAAGAACGATACAGGGTGCCAAACGGCACCTTTTTTTATGCCTGGCTGACGGAGAACGACAGCAACCTGCACCGGGATCTGCTCATCGTACGCAACGGCGTTACGCTGGGTGATGACGACGAGCTTGATTTTGAGTTGACCGAACTGGACGTTATCCAGTTGTTCGACCAGCCAAAGGGCATTATCGGCGACATCCTGAGTCCGATCTTCAAAGTCGTTGGTCAGGTGTTCTCGTTCCTCGCGCCTAAGCCCGCTATCGCGAACACCGGCGGCAATACCGTCGATTCACCCAACAACAGCCTGACCGGGCAGACCAATACCGCCCGCGTGTATAAGGCGAAGCCGGACATCTACGGCCAGGTGCGTTCGTTCCCGGACCTGATTCAGGAATCGGTATTCGAGTACGTGCGCCAGAACGATAAAGACGGCGGCCTGAAATACGTCACCGAGTGGATGTGCATTGGCATCGGGCATTACAGCTACGAGTCGGTGCGCTATTCGGAATCAAGTCTGGGTTCGCTGGCAGGTGCGGAATATCAGTTCTATCAGCCTGGCGAAGTCATACCACAAATTGTCGAGGGCTACGGCTTTGACGATGTGGATGGGCAAGAGGTACCGGGCCAGAACGATGCTGACGATTTCCCTGTCGAAACGGCGACGGCCAATACTGTCGTGAGCGGAACGTATTCCGGCGGTCAGATAGCCATGCAGATCGTCAAACAGGCCGAGTTCGACTACTTCATGGGGCTGGTGCTGCCTCACGCGGTGACGTTCACCATCAACGTCACCTATACCACGGCATCCGGCAGCGTCACGAAGGATGTTCTATTCTCCGGCACGCTGATATCGGCGGTGGAGACCAATGACGGCGCACCAGTTGACCCGGTCACCTGGTACACGTTCACCATGGGTGATTTGCAGGGGCCTTCTGACGTTCCGGCGATGGCCACCATCAACACCACCACTTTCATCCTCAATGACAATGAAGCGCTGATAGTGGGCCCGTTCTTCTCGCCGGTGGAATCCACCGAGCTGTGGCTGCATACCCAGTCCAGCCTGGGCGGGAATAAACAAACCAACTGGAAGGTGGTTATCTGGAAAATCGACGACGATTACAACCAGATCCCGGGCACCACGGAGACGTTCACCTATTACCAGGGCACTCCACACGACCATACCAGCGAGGTGTTCTACCGCACGGACAAACTGACGCCCGCCGCTGGTTTCGGCAGATATGCGATCAGCTTCCAGCGTACCGACAATGCCAGTGACGCATCGGTATTGAAGGTCGAAGAGATTCATGCCATCAACATCCGCACGAACGTGGTTCACCCGACCGACACACTGGTGCGCGTGAAGGTGAGGGCGACCGAGAATGCCCTGGGCAGCCGGGAGCGCAAATACAACGCGCTGGTAACCCGCCACACAATCACCTACGACCTGGCGACGCAGGCGGTGGATTACACGCTGCGGCCGTCGCGCTCCTTCGCCGATGCGGTGGCGCATACCTGGCTCGTTATGGGCGCTCAGCCGGAAAGCAGCATTGACCTTTACGGCCTCTATGCGATCGCCGAAAACCTGCCGGATGACCGCCTCGGTCAGTTCGATTACACGTTTGATGACGAGAACGACTCCCTGGGTGATCGGGTGCGTGCGATATGCAATGCCGCCTCTGTCATGGCGTACTGGGATGACGGCGTGCTGACGTTTACCCGCGATCAGAAGGTGGACTACCCGGCGGCGGTATTCAACCGGGCCAACATGAAAACGGACGAGTACAAAATCACCTACGAGGCTACGCTGCCCGGAGGATATGACGGCGTGCAGGTGTCGTATGTTCATCCGACCACGAACAACAAGACCTACATCAACTACCGGGTGCTGAACGGGGTGATTGTTGAGCAGGAGGCGGAGAACCCCAACAAACTGGAGATCGTCGGCTTCCGCAACGAGTACCAGGCGCGTGAGCGTGCGCTGAGGGAAACAAGGCGCCTGATGTATTCCCGTGTCAGGATGAATGCCAGGGTGTTTGAAGATGGGATCATCCAGGTCGGAAGCGTTATCCAGATGCCAGACATCTACGACAGCAACCAGCAGCAGGGATACATCACTGGGCGCACCGGTAACAATTTCGATACCAGCGAGCCGATCAGCTTTTCCGGCACGATGTATGTGCTGGTCACCGACAGCCTGGGTAATCCTACATTGCGTTATCCGGCAACTCCGCGTAGCGACACGCCTTATGGTTTCAACGCAGCAGTACCGGCGATCCAACTCAATATCTGGAACGGCGACACGGTGCAGCTTCCATCGCGCTACCTGATCGCCACCGTTGAAGAACTGGACAGCCAGCTGTGGACCGTAAACAGCATTAAACCCAACAGCGATAACACCGTATCCCTGACCGTCTCTGAGTACAGCGACAGCGTCTACCAGTAATTCCGAATAACCATCTCAACCCGGCCACTGCGCCGGGTTTTTTTATGGAAAAATTATGGCCACTCAACCTACAAATTTGCCTGTGCCGAGTGAAACGCCGCGCGACCTGAAATTCAACGCCGGGAAAATAGACGAATTCGTTACCAGTGACAGCCACACTTATACCGATCGTTTTGGTCAAAAACATCGTACAATCGCCGGCCTGAATTACGACGCTTACCAGGCGATGCTGAAGTATGGCTATATCACGAAGAAGTCTTTTGAACAGGGTGCTACCCTCGACACTCCTAACACTGTTCTGCAGCTCGAAAGCAATGGCGAGTACTACCGCTGGGATGGAGACTGGTCACAGCCCAAAGTCGTTCCGCCTGGCTCCACTCCGGAAAGCGCAGGTGGTGTCGGGCCGGGTAAATGGGTGGGCGTAGGAGATGCATCATTAAGAGCAGATCTCGCAAAGCCAACTGGCGCATCACTGAGTGGCATTGGCAACGGGCGTACTCAACAGGATAAAAACCAGGAATTCAGAACGATACTGGACTACCCAGGGGCATCATCTCTTGAGCGTGCTACCGCGATGATTGCGGGGGTAGGGTATGTACGACTGGCAAACGGTGAGCACGTCTTTACCACTGGCACGCTGGATGCGCCTCTGTATTTCGATTATGGTGCCTATATCACTATACCTGCTGGCAATACGCTGACAATCACGGGAAATATTGAGTCACCCAAGCAATACATATTCCGTGGGGATGGCTCTGTTTTATTGAGAAATGATGAGGACAGCGGTGAGGATTCGCATGATGTCCACGCCTCCTGGTTTGGGGTTGTGCCTGTTAATGACGCAGCCATTGATCAGGCCCCGGCACTCGCAAAACTGTTTGCATCGCTGGACAATACCCGTGAAGGCTCTGTCGATTTCGATAGCGGTCGTTATCCGATAGGTTTCGGACTGATAGTGCCGCGGGCAACATGGATCCGCTGTCTGGGCTCGCGTCGTACTATTTTTGAGGCGCTGGGTAACGGTTACGATTTATTTACCGCCCAGGCTAATGGTGTGCGCTTCTCTGGCATGCAATTTGAGCTTTCCGATAATTTCCCTACAACCTTTCGCAGTTCAGGATGGTTTATCAACTCTAACCAGCAACTGGTTGAGCTGGATGACGTATGGGTGGGTAAGGCCTCAAACAGCATCCTTCTTTCCGGAGGGAAATCCACTGCCAAACAGATCAGGGCCACATTTGATGAAGGTGTTGATGTTGGTGCGAACTCATGCGTTATCTGCGTTGAAGGCTCAGATGCCCTCGTTGAAGATGTAATGGTGGTTGGTGACGGCCTCGGGCCAGCGGCGATTGTCAGCGTCGGCGGTCAGGGGGTTAACAATATTACTTCAGCAACCGTGACCGGTGTTCGCAGCAACTGCAAGTCCATTCCCGTCAGCATTACGGCTAAATCAAAGAAGATCAGCGGCGTGAAGGTCAATGATATTAACTGCAGGGGGTTAACTGGTTTTGAGGCGCCTGCCGTCGTGAACATTGAAACGACAGGGACAGGTTCTGTAGATGGCGTATCGGTCGACGGGGTAATGGCTAATGACAAGGTCATCAACGGGATCAGCATCAAGCAGGGTGGTACGGGGGCTACCAGGAGGATATCAGTCTGCAATACAAAGGTTCTCGGGGCGCCGGTGTCGGCGTAAGGCTCGAGCGTGTCGCTGGAACACTTGATGGCATCATAGTCGATCAGACCGTCGATGTGCTGGGTGTTGCCACACCATTCCAGCGGATTGGCACCATGAACAACGTATCCTTGTCTCCTGGCGCAATTAAAGATACCAATTTCCCTATCAGTTACGATGCAACCGTTGCCGATGATTCGGTATTTTCTGTGCCCATGCAGGCTTCAGCGTTTACCGGATTTTTGATGGTAAGCATAGGCCCGGCGGAATATCTCATTGCCGTTGCCCGGGCTGTCTCGGTGGCGCAAATCACCTCAGTCAGCAAATCCTCTGGTGTTGATGTGAACACGCTCGTTCTGACAGGAACAACCGGCACGGACGGCAAGATTACCGTCAGCTCAACTGCCGGGGCTATCTATGTTGAGAACAGATCCGGAACTTCGCAGCGCATCAGCGTTACGCTGATGTATGGTGCTAAGTGATCTTTAAGACATAGAACTGCTCGCTTACTCTTGATCTGCACTATCTTTAAAACTACTGTATATAAAAACAGTAACAAGGAGTGCAGATCATGCCCCGCCGTTCCGACATTCACGCCGCATTTGTGGCCGCAATACAGCTAAACCCCAAGGGATACCGGTGCCTGAGGACTGAAGACTTTATCCGCGAGTTGGCAAAAGTTCACCATCATTTCACCCTGGCCGACGCCAACGAGTGGATGGAGTATTACCAGACATTCTTCGTTGATAAGACGCCGGACGACAGCCAGAACCGGCTGTGGATGCTCCGCAACATGGGGAGGGTTCTGTAATGGGATTCCCTTCTCCAGCTGGCGACTATGTAGAGCAGCGGTTAACGCCTGAACGTATCTGCGGGATTGGCATGGACAGCCGCATCCTGGAAACGTCGAGTGGGTTTGCGGTCATCGAGCCGTGCACCAGGCTGGTACAGAATCAGGTTCTGCTGATTTTGTCCGGCGGCAGAACGCAGTTTGCCAGAGTGATGGGTAGGGCATTAATCACGGATGATGGTGAAGCGATCGAGGGGGAGGCTGCGGAGGAAGTTGAGGTGATGGGGCGCGTGACGTTCTTCATCAACAGTGCGCTGCAGGATGACAGGGTAGTGTGATGGGGCATGGGTGGGGCATAAAGTTACCGCGAAACGACGTTAGTTCATTACACATGACAAATCGTATCGCGGCAACATAGCAGAAGTTACCGCACTTCAATCCAGCATCAATCCACTTCGTTAAAAGGCTTAATAGTCTCCAGATAAAGATCGCCTGCAGCACCGGGTTGCCGAGGAACGGGATCAGGGTAATAACATCGTGGCTGCTGAGCGAACTGCCGATACCCAGCATGATCCCGCAGAAGGAGAGCAGAGCCACGGGCAGCATAAAGGTTTTACCCAGTTGCTGGAAGAACTCCCACAGCGAGATTTTTTGTGCTGCTTTCGCCGTCAT